TTCAGAGAAATCTGATGGCGTTAAGTAAAGAACCATTGTATGATACCCATACTTCTCACCTTTTATTGTCTTTGCGTTGTTGCTAGTTAGTAATGCTTTGTACATATTAATCAATCTCCTCTACATTAAAGTTTGGTTTTACCCAATGGTAATAAACACATACTGAATCACAAAAATATTCGCCATCAACTATCACGTGACTATGACCTTCATAAATCTCATTACCACATGGACAATCATCTAAATGCTCCGCTTCCTCTTCATGCAATGGAATATCATAATATCTATCTGTGTTCGGTTCATCGTAGCTCATTCAATTCACCTCCTTCCATTAGTTTATCTAAAGCATTCAACAATTTAGTTCTTCTTTTATTTAATTCGATGCTTACAAAATCAAAGGTATACTTTCTAGATTCTATGAGTATTATCTTTTCGTTCAATTCATCTATTTCTTTAACCAATTCTTTGATAGTCATTATTAAACCTCCGATGATTTTTTATTTTTATAAAGATTTGCACTCATTGAACATTCACGTTCCCACTTTTGAAGTAATTTCTGTAATAGATATACGTTGAATAAACATCTCTTTCCCATTCAAACAAATCCTCACTTGTGAAGTAATTTCTGTAATAGATACATGTCGAATAAACATCTTTGTTCCTCATTTGTTTCCTTACAAACGTCGAAGCAATTCTTTTGATTTGTGTATTATCCGCATAAAAAGACTTTACAAAAACACCATTAATAAATATTACAGCATACATATATAATACCTCCAATTTTATATTAGTTATCTCTTAATCCAATTGACCAGTAAGCCACAAACGGAGACCAATAATAAGAAAAACCCAACAATAGATATCAAAGATAAAAAACCTAATAATAACGCTACGACAATCATACTTTACTACACCTCCCAAAGCTTCCCATATCCATGCTAGAAACATATTAAACCTCCTTTCGGAGAACCGAATTAACGGCTCTCCTTTATTAATTTTAAATGCTCATTGTTAATCAGCGACATGAACTCTACTATTTGTTCTTCGGTCATGAACAAAGTAAAGTCACCTTGTGACATGTAATCTCTTGTTGCACTTACTGAAATCGAAACAACAGTTTTACCTGATACTTCGAATTTTCTCATTCCTACTTCAAATGAGTTATCCTTCAGATGCATAGATGATGACATTGACATATTAATTCACCTCCTTCATTAGGTTATTATAAACTTCTACTACTTCTTCATAGCATGTTTCAGCTATGTACTCTAAAATCTCTTCATAAGGTTCATCGGGAACCCCATCGACTATCCATTGATAATAGATGTCTTCATCACCTATATCAATAATATTGTCGTGCATCGTTACTAACATTGCTACCTTCTCTTGTACTGTCATTTTAATTCCTCCTCATAATTACTGACCTCGTCAGGTAGTGCTATACACTACTACGTCTCACGACGTTTCGGTCTATTAATCTTTCCAAAACTCTTTGTATATATCACTTCTTGCCATCTCTGTATGATTACGTAAGATAACCCAGTAATCAAACAAGCTAGTTAATTGCTTACCTTGGAATCCTAATGACTCCATGTATTCGTAAATCTTTGACATGTTGTACTCCAATGCTTCCATGGTCATTAAGAATTCATGTTCATCCATCTTACTCAATTCTTTGCCATTGTATTTCATGTCTAATTCCCCCATTCCCATGATTCTAGGATAGTTATGCAATCAGTGTAGAAAGAGCCTTCAGTAACTCCACAATGTCTAGCTGAGATACTACCATCTTTCTCAGCAAAGAACTGAACTTCAGCTTCCTGAAGTTCTGAATACACGGTCATAGAACCGTTTTTAATAATTGTTGCAGGATTGTATTCAATCCCAAGGTAGTAATAATTCATGTCTAATTCCTCCTCTTATTACTGATGTCCTCATCAGCTAGTGCTATACACTAGGACGCTTCACAGCGTTTCGGACTGTTTAGGTACTTACTAATTAACTAGTTAATTAACTAATTAATTAGTAAATACTCAATGAGCATTTACTTATAAAAAAAAAAAAAAAAAAGAAAAACCTTAGCTTACGCTAAGGTCACTGATACAAAGTAGAATCTTCTGTTATCTTCTCTAATAACTTGTAACAATTCCTCTTTGTTACTTACACAAACGAATCTTGCTTTGCCTTTATATCCATAGTTGAATCTAACACTCTTACCTAATTCAAAGTGCTTACCAACTTCTATAAGAGCTTCAGTATGAACACCAGCTTTAACCGTCTCAGTAGTTAGTCCTTTTACAGCTAACTTGATAGTAATAGGCTTATACTTCTCTTTAGGAGCAATAACTTTATAACCTAAATTCACTAACACTTCAATTGCTTTTTGTTCTTGAGATACTTTAGACATATACACACAACCAATCATAAGAGAGTCGGCGAGTCGTCCTCAACCGCTGACCACAGTATGGCACAAAAAGTTTTCGATTTCATGCAAGTTATCCACAGAGTTATCCACAGCTGCAATGAGTGTTATTCAGGGTTGTCCACAACTGTCAACTATAAGTCCTGTGCATAAGTGCCATATTCCACTAAAATTGTGGATAACTATAGATAAGCATGTGCATAAGTCCTTGAGCAAAGAAATACCATTTCCTTCCAAAAGTTTGTATAGTGTAGGGTTTTTAATGTATAGTGTTTGCTTGTTAAGATATAAATATATATATAGTAATTACAGATATAGACCCATGTCACCCATACAGGCGTCCATGGTTTATTATTATTACATCATATACAAATTGACACTTTACCTTTATCCCAATAATTTCCAGTAAATAGACATAAAAAAAGACGAAATCCCTTTCCCCTCCCTTACAATCCCTCCCCTATCCCTAAACTCATTTGAACTTAATCATTTGAATTTAATCTTTTGAACTTATCTTTTAATTATTTAAATACTAAATACATTCGACATTAAAGATACGATATCCTTCTAACAAAAGTATTATAGATGTGAACAATTTGTGAACACTATAAAACATTGATAAATAAAAGAGGAAGAGGTAAAATGAAACAAAGAAGTCCAAAAAAAATTTTTTGAAAAAATGAGGTAAACATGAAAATAGCTATTAACCCTTACCCAAGACAGATAGAGTTCTTTAAGAGTAAAGCTAGGTACATTGCATACGGAGGTGCTAGAGGTGGAGGCAAGTCATGGGCAGCACGTATGAAGGCAGTGTTACTTGCGATTCGTTACGATGGCGTACAGATACTTCTGCTGAGACGTTCATTAAAAGAGTTACGAGAAAACCACGTTCTCCCGCTTCAAAAGGTATTAAAAGAAATTGCTCACTTCTCAGAAATGAATAAAGAGTTTTCTTTTAAGAATGGTTCTCGTATCGTACTTGGTTACTGTTCAACTGAGTCAGATGTGCTTCAGTATCAAGGACAAGCATATGATGTTATTTTCTTGGAAGAAGCTACGCAATTTACGGAAATGCAGTTCCGTACATTTACAGAATCTAATCGTTCAAGTGGACAGATGAAAGAAAGATTTTCACCACGGATGTACTTTACTTGTAACCCAGGCGGAGTTGGTCATAACTGGGTAAAACGACTATTCATTGATAAAGTCTACATTGGTAAGGAAAAAGCAGAGAACTATCATTTCGTTAAGTCCACAGTTTATGACAATAAGTATTTGATGGAGAATAACCCTGAATATGTAGAAAACTTAGAAAACCTTCCCGATGCACGTAAACGAGCCATGTTGTATGGAGATTGGGATGCTTTCGAAGGACAATACTTTGAAGAGTTTAGTCACGATGTACATGTGTGCGATGCTTTTGAAATTCCTCAATACTGGGACAAATACGTTTCATTAGATTACGGATTAGATATGTTAGCAGTATATTGGTACGCCACCGACTCTCAAGGAAACACATTTGCTTACAGAGAGTTCTGTGAACCTAATTTAATTATTAGTGATGCTTGTAAACGCATATTATCTTTAACCAAAGAACAAATCAAAACATTTTACGCACCACCTGACTTATGGAACAGAAGACAAGATACAGGTAAGAGTGCAGCAGAGGTCTTTCAAGAGAATGGAATCTTTTTAACTAAGTCTAATAATGATAGAATACAGGGATGGTATAACGTAAAAGAATGGCTGCAAGTTTTAAAAGTCAAAGATGAACAAACTGGTGAGGAGAAAAATAGTACACGCTTGAAAATTTGGAAGAATTGTGCTATCCTTATTAAGAATTTACCATTACTACAACATGATGACAAAAAACCTAATGATATTTCAAATGAACCTCACGAAATCACTCATAGCCCCGATGCATTGCGGTATTTTTGCTCAATGCGTACACCACCATCACAAAAAACTGTCGCAAAAGCCGTAAAAGGTGCGTTTGATAAATTCTTTAAAGAAGATACAGCGAATGAATATCAAATACATGACAGTTACGTTAAATATGGAGGTTGGAAATGAGTTATTCTTTTGAAATTATTATCTTTTTACTATTGATAGTTAACATTTTAATTAATTTGTACATTTATAAAGAAATTATTCTTAACTTCACAAAAAAAGAACAACCTATTTATATAGAAAAACAAGTTGAACTCAAAACAAACAAAACAAAAAACAAAGAAGAGTCAGAAGAAGATAAAATCATAAGTGGTCTGAACAACCTATTAGTATATGATGGCAGTCCGACTTCCAAAAAGGAGTAATAGATGGCTAAAAAACCTTCTCCTTCATTTAATTCACAAGAAACAGAAGAATGGAAACAGTATCAAGCGGGTATAGACTACAACCACAAAATAGATTTATACCAAACAGTAAATAAAAATGAGCGTTTTTATGCAGGTGACCAATGGAATGGTGTCGTTTCAAACGGACTTCCAACACCTGTTTTCAACATATTAAAAAGAATTATTAATTACTTCGTCTCCTCTATTTTGAGTCAAAATGTTACCATGCACTTTGTACCTGAAGCAGTAAGTGCTGAAACTCCTGAAGATGAAGAGAAACTTAAAAAAGCTGCACAATTAATTAGTGATTATTCAACAACACTTTGGGAAAAAAACAAAATGAATTTTAAACTTCGTCAATGGTTATTGGATGCAGCAGTAAGCGGAGATGCGTGTGGTTACATATATTGGAATGCAAACATCGATGCAGGACAAGCAGCTAAAGGTGATATTGATGTAGACAGAATTGACAATGTAAATGTATTTTTTGGTGACCCAAACGAAAAAGAAGTTCAGAAACAAAGATACATCATTATATCAGCTCGTGAGTTAGTAGCTAACTTACAAGATGAAGCTAGAGCAAATGGAATATCAGAAGATGAAATTTTAAAAATCGGTTCAGATGAAGAAACATTTTATCAATCAGGTGACCGCTCACAGATACAGTTAGACTATCGTTTCGATGGGTTTGGAAAAACAACTTCATTAATTAAGATGTACAAAAAAGACGGAAAAATTTTTGCTAAAAAGATTACTAAGTTCACAACGATTCGTAAAGAGTGGGATACCAAACTTACTCTGTATCCTGTAACTTTGATGAATTGGGATGTACGCAAGAACTCCTATCATGGACAAGCACTTGTGACTGGAATTATCCCTAACCAAATTTTCATTAACAAAATGTTCGCAATGGCAATGATGTCGTTGATGCACACTGCTTTCCCTAAAGTAATATACAATAAAAATATGATTACAGCTTGGAACAATCAAATCGGTGCAGCAATCGGAATTGAAAGAATGGGTAACGAATCTGTTGGAAACGTAGCTCAATACCTAAACCCTGGAACTATGTCAGGTCAAGTTATGCAAACGATTGATTTAGCTATTAACTATACAAAAGACATGCTAGGTGCTAACGATAACTTGCTAGGAGACATTAACCCCGAAAGAGCATCGGGTCGTTCGATTATAGCGGTTCAACAAGCATCTGCGGTACCATTAGAAAATATCAAACAAAACATGTATCAATTCTTAGAAGACATGGGTTATATATGGTTGGATTACATCACTAACTATTACGGAACTCGGAAGATTGATGCTGAAATATTAGGTCAAAGACAAATCGTTGAATTTAATTTTGATGATATTAAGAACATGAAGTTCCGTTTAAAGATTGAAGTTGGTGCTTCTTCTTACTGGTCTGAACTTGCTTCGATTGAAACTTTAGATAGATTGTTGCAACAAGAAGCAATTACATTCAAACAATACCTAGAGAGAATACCAACAGGATTAATTGCACAAAAACAATCATTGCTTGAAGAAATTAAAGGTGAAGATACTAGAAAACAGTTTATATATGAACAGTTGGCTAGATTCTTAGAAACACTTCCTCCAGAACAACAACAACAAATTCAACAGTTATCTCCTGAAGAACAAGAAGCACAGTTAATGAATATGATGATGCAAGGTGGTGAAATGCAGTGAAAGATATGAAAAACAAAGTAGGAATGATGATGGCTGTGATGATGGGTAAAAAGCCAACAAAAGCATCTGTAAAGAAAACAGCTTCAAGAACAATTGGCAAATCGTATGCAAAAGGTAAAAAAATGTAATACATTGTATTACTGTGGGAGACACCACGTTAAAATACAGAGTTAAACTTCCTTAGCTAGTTATTGAAATTTAAAGCTAAGACCAAATTTTGCTCACCATAGCAAAGGAGATTATCATGGAAACGATGTTAGATGACAACCAAATCATCGAAAATGAAATAGGAACAAATATCGAAAACGAGGGTTCGGAAAATATATCTCAAGAAGATTTTCTTGAAATTAAATATAATAAGGAATCTTTACGTTTAGATAAAGAAAAAGCTCGTGAGTTAGCTCAAAAGGGTATGAATTACGAGAAAGCAGTAGAAAGAGCAAAGCAAGAAGCAC